GTAATTGCGCCGGTGATTGTAATTGATCCGCTATAAGTAACGGCCGCTTCCATTTCTGCCGACATTTCAACACTTGACAAAAACCCTTCAGCAGTATAAACCGCGTCACCTGTTTCAGCAGTTCCAAACACACAAGTTAATTGTGTACGCGCCAAAAGATAATCAGCGAATTCAATTGCGTTTGCAGTATCATCATAAGCAACTAAACCCTCGAATGATATTTCGCCGCCTTTTACGCCGCCGATATATTCAGAAAATCCGTTTGAATCTTTTGTTGTTGCTTCGGGTGTGTCCATTGACAAAGACATTGAACAACTTGTTGTGTGTCCAACTGTATCGCCCTCAATTGTTAAAATTAAATTTGTTCCGTTAAAAACTCCCGTAGTAGCCATATTTTTATATTTTAAAGTTTATTAAATTTTTTGTAAATATACGAAATAAATATTTTACTATTCTTGTATATATTTAACGCCATAAAACGAATGAACGCCTTCATTGTCCAAAACAATTTCGTAATCGGTCCACGCGTCCAAAGGTAATGAACCTTCTTCTTCTGTTTCTGGATTAATTGGTCGAACGCTATCACGCCAAAAAACGTCAACGGAATATTTGTCCGCTAAAACTGGCGCTTTTGTTTCGTTGCCTTCATCGTCATATTCGCCATGTTCTAATGTAATAAAACCCAATTTAACAATCCCGTTGTTGTGTGTTGGATATTCATTGCCGTCTTCATCTTTTGCGACGCCTAAACCGCGAATGTATTCGTCGGCTTTGGCTTCATTTGGAAATTCGTATTTTTTAACCATTTTTATTTTATTTTATTTATTTACTCTTGTTTTTATTATATGTGTATTTGTTACACTTGTGTTAATTGTATTGCTTCTGTTTCTGTTAATACTTTATTATATACCCTTATATCATATATTTCACCCTCAAAATGATTTGAAGTATTTGTTGCATTACTAAAATTCAACCTATCCATTCCAATTGGAACACTTGCGTTCGTATTACTACCAATTAAAGCGCCATTAATAAAAAATTTATATTCGTTTGCTTTAAAAGTAACCGCTATTTTATTTCTTTGGTCAAAAGTTAAATTTAAAAAATTACTAACTCCGCCACTTGAATAAACTTTGATTTGTGTTCCATTAGATTGAAACATGAAAACAATTTTTTGTAAATCAGTTCCATTGCTTAAACTTATTCTTGTTTCGTTGCCACCATTATAAGGTTTCAAATCTACAAAAAACGTACCTTCTAAAACATTTAATGAATTACCATCACCACCATTAAAGCATTGGTCTTTTTGTCGTGTGACTTGTCCGGTTGTGGTTTTTATATAACTTGAAACATAATTTCCAACTTCATTTTGTGCAGCCCAAACATAAGCAAATGACGTTGATGAACTGTCTGAACTGTCAATGTTTCCGTCGGTTGCTCGCGGACTTAATATTATACTCAAATTTGTATGTGTGTCTGATGTATATGTAAAATTTAACCTATACCAACCATTTTGATAGTTTTCAACGCCGTAATTTATTAATGTGAAATTTGAAGCGGCTTGTGCATAATATATTTGTTCGGTGTCAAATCTAAATCGAATATCAACACGTGATGGATAAGAACCCTGAACCCTCATTGCAAAGTAATCGTCACTACCTTTTTTTATAAATACTGATGTTGTGTATGTTATTGCGCTTGCTGACTTGCTTATATTATGCGACCTATAAGATGCACTCGTTGACGTTCTTTGTAATTTGTCGGCGGTAAATTCACCGTCCAAAGAAATTGTTTGATTTGCCGTTATTGTTGTATTAAGTGAACCCCAATTTGTCCCACTAAATTCTTCACTAAATAAAACTAAATTTGTGCGTTGTGTCTCTAAATTCAGCGAAGGACAACCGCCGCCGGTGTGATCTATTCGCGGAATATTGGCGCTTAATTCTTCAATAAAACCGCCCGTATTTACACGCGTTGCGTCACCGCTTCGTGAATATGTGAAATCGCCGTCACCATTTATCGGATAAACTGAATAAACTTTTCCGGATTTATAAGCCGTAGGAATTAACAACAATTTCGCGTCGTCTGCTAATGACATAAATATATGTTTTTAGCAAAAATACAAAAAATTGATTTGTTATTTTAAGACGTCAAACACGCCAATTCCGTATCACTCAATGCTTCTTTAAAAACTGCTACTGTTTTAACGTTTCCATAAAAACCAAGTGAGCCATCGCCTCTTGAAAAGGATAAAACGTCAAGGGTGTCAGATGGTAGCATTGTTGTATTAGTATCTTCATCAATCAAAGTGCCATCAACATACATTTTAAAATTGCCACTTTCCCATTTAAAAGCTACTTTAGAAAAGTTAGTTATATCTGTTAAGTCAGCAATAAAACTTACAACAGTTGAGCCACTTACTCTATAATTTACTGCTAAATCATTTGACTGTGAAAAATAAAATAAATTTACTCTATTTGTGTCTGTTCCATCCGATAAAGATATAATTCTACTGCTTAAATCATCAGCCAAAGCACTTATTTCCGCATATAAAACTCCCTCTGTTGAATTTATTAAGTCGCTTGAACCTGCATTGTTGCAAATATCTTGAAGGCGAGTTTTTGTTGAGCCTTCTGTTGGTATGTAGGAAGTGCTAAAGGATTGTTCTTCCATTTGTGCGCCAAAAATTAATACTTCTGTTAGAGTAGAACCACCCCTAAAATCTACTCCGTAAAAATTATTATCATTAACTGTTATTTCAAATCTTTGCCATTGCGTTGTTACTGTGCTTAATACACCATTTCCTGTTGTAGAACCCTCGCCAAAATATGCAGTTCCTGTTCCACTTACTGTCTTTGCGTATATGCTTTTAGTAAATGGAGTAGTACCACCTAAAAAAAGTGCAACTTTTGAATTGACGCCATTTTTTGTTATTTTATAAGCGTTATTAGTTCCATCTGGTGCTAAATAACCACTTTCTATTAAAACGTCAGAATTTGCGTCCCAAGCGGCGTTGTCAAATTGTTCAGAATACGTTACTAAATTCGTGGACTGCGGTTCAAGTAACAAAGCACCCTCTCCGCTATAAGGCACTAAAACATCTTCTGTAAGTTCTTTAACTGAAACGTTGTCTATATAAAATTCTGCATTAGTTGGACTAACTCTACCAAAATAAATATTACTATTAGTTTTGAAAGTTGTTACTACAATCTCATTTAAACCTTGTGCTAAATTTTGTCCCTCTTGTCCTGATACTTTATCCCAAAACACTTGTGGTGTTCCACTTATAATATTTACATTGACACTAATTTTGTATTTCTTATTTACTTCTGTTGATACATCTTGATATAATTGTTTCATTGAAGTAGAAGCAGGATGATATGCTTGACCATTTACAACACTCCACCAATTTGAAGCATCAGTCCAATTATTTAAACCATCACTAAAATCGCCATTCGTTACAAGCTCATCCCCTAAAACATCTTGATAATCAAAGTTTGTGTAATTTATTCTTGGTAGGTCTGTGTCGTCTGTTATTTCTATTATTGAAACGTTGTCTATTTTGACTACACCTGCGGATGTTGTAGAAAAACCGATGTTTGCGTTTGTTGCTATTATTTCAACACTATGAGCCCCAAGACTTGAGTCAATAGATGTAATAGGATATTGAATATTAATCGGGATGTTATCTGTTTCTATAACTTCATAAGTAACCCTATAAAGATTGCCTATTGTCATAGGAGAAGAAGAAGATATAAACCTCGTAAATTGATTAGCTGTTGCATCTAAAACAGCAGCATTGTCTTCAAATCTTGTATTAGTATTTGAGTCAGAGTTATAAAACGTCCAATTCTGCCCGACCTCTTTGACTGATATGTTGTCTATTGAGCCAATGAAATTTACTGTTGCTTCAAAGTAAACATTACCACTTGTGTTTGTGTTTATATATAAAGTGTAAGTATTACTTGAATAAAAGGAATTTATATATTGCGAACCATTAACCCAAATTTTTAATTCTTGTCCATTAGAAGTTAAATCAAATGTTAATTTATATTTTTTATTATTTTCAAATACATTGTTTTGTATAAGACCACTAGTTGTGCTTTGCGTACCATCACAAATTGCCTTACCATCTCCCATAGACCACCCTGTACCAAACGACCAATCTTGACCAACCTCTTTAACGCTAACGTTGTCTATTGAGCCGCTAAAGTTTGAAACGGCTTTAATACTTATGTTTCCATTTGCATTTGATCCAGCTTTTAAATACTGTGTGTATGTTCCTACTGAATTCACCTCATCACCAATTGTGTTTGGTGTACCATTTAAAACAGGTACAATAGAACCATTGGTTATAGAAACTAAATCAAACGTTATCTTATATGTTTTGTTGGATTGAATACCTACCCCTTGATATAAATAAGATGAACTTGCATTTGTTCCAATAGCAACACCACCACTAATTGACCAACCTATTTGTTTTGTCCAATCGCTATCCGTAGCGAAATCGCCATTTGTAACAAGTTCACTTCCTATCTGCTCAAAATCGCCATTGCTTACTTCTTCGCTTCCTATTTCCTCAAAGTCTCCGTTTTGTACTAAATTGTCGCTTAATATTTGAACGTCTTGAACAAGACCTTGTTCATTAACACGGGTGGCACTTGAACCCCTTGTAAAGTCAAAGTCTGCGTCTGTTACTTCTTTTACGCTTACGTTGTCTATTGAGCCTATAAAATTATTTCTTGCAGATATAAATAATGTAGAATTTCCTGATGAAATAGTTACATAATGTTTAAAAGCACCACTACTATTTACAACTATTTGTAAATCAGAACCACCTAAAGAAACATAAGCAAAACCTTGACTAACATTAGATGCATTACCCTCAACTAAAAAAGTTTTACCACTAAATGATGTAATTACTTGACTTAAATTTGATGTAGCATTAACACCATCACTTGTAGCACTTCCACCACTTATTGTCCAATTTGTGCCTTTACTCCAATCGGTATCTGTGTCAAACGTTCCATTAGTAACCAATTCACTACCAAAAGTTTGAACAGGTTTAACACTTAATAATTTGCCATCATCATAGGCGGTTGGGGTTGTAATTATGGACGCTTTCTCTAATAAACTCATCATTCACATTTTTCAAAGTCTGTTAATATTTCACTTGTGGTTGCGGCGTTTTCAAAATACGTCGCGCGTTGTTGCAATTGACTTAACAATTGGCTAATTTCATTGAACGGATTTGTTCCCGGTAATTTTAACCCTAATCCTATCATAAATTATCGCAAATAACAAATTACTTTTCCGCTTGCAACAGAAACATCGTCGAAGTTTCCATATATAACGGATCCGGCGCTTAATGATAATGACGTGATTGAAGTATCGCCGCCAACAGTATCGATGTCGCATGAAATTGTTGACGCTTCAACGGCTTGAATAGCGCAAAAATTTTCGCCCGCGGTTGAAGTTCCCGACGCTGCAATTATACGCAAACCTTTGTCGCCGAATGATAATTTGTGAAAATCGCTTGAATAATATAAATTTGAAGCCATAAACTTTTTTTTAGAATTTTAATATTTACAAAAATACAAAAATTAAAATATCTATTTTTTCAAATTAACGCCCTTGACCTCTGTATCTTTTTTTGTAGTTTTTAGAGGATTTTAACTTTGAACTTTTGTTTTTTGAATGAATGCCTTTGCGTTTCTTTTTTACGCGTTTATAAGTATTTATTTGAATTGATTTTTTTGCCATTATTTTTTCCAGGTTTTAACAATCTTTTCCGCTGACCGTGCGCCGAAATAACCGCCGTAAACTAACAACAACAAAGAACTTAATAAATCAATCCATTGTGGCGCTATATTAAAGCCACCAATTGACGAATCTAAAATGATATATATAAACAAAGTCAACGTTAAAAAAGCCAATACCATTGGCCGAATGTTTTTTGTCATAAATGAATCCGCCGCATTGTCTGACGTCCAACGCTTTGTGACTTCTTGCATTTCAATCATATCAAACTGCAATTCCGCCAATAACATTTCCTTGTCGGCTTCTGACAATTGCCCATCGGATTTAATTTTGTCGCCTAATCTTTTAAGGGGTTCGATTCCCGTAATGTTTCCCGCAATGTCCAACAATTCCGGCGCAACCTTTTTTCCATTAGCCACCAACCAACGCAATGCGTCACCAACGCGCGTTGTTCCGTTTCTGTCTTTATATGATTTCTTTGCCATAATTATTTTTTTGTATAATCCCATCGCGCCGAATAATCGCGAATGTCAACGTGTGTAAACGTATTATATTTGCCGATTCCGCCAAAACCTAATTGTCCCAATTCAACCATTTCGCAAATTAATTCATAAACTTCATTTGGCGTCATTCCCTTAATAACAATGTCCGCCGCTTGTCCTTTTTTATGTCTTGAATTTTTAGATCCTTTAACAACATTATCATTGTAATTGGCGCATCTATAACCGGAATTTATTTTTATAGGTTTATTAACCTTGTCGCGTAAAATCTGTAATTGGTCCGCCAATTTAATAAGATTGTTTTTTACGTCGGCGCTAATTTTACAATCGCCGCCTTTGCATTCAAATTCGGAAATCGTGAAATTTTTAGTCATTGTTTTTGTTCTTGTTTAAATAATACCAACGTTGTGCGGTGTACCCTATTGAAACGGCCAATAATAATATTTTTAAAATTTCGTCGATTGCAGTAAACGAAACCATAAACGAAAAGGTGTTGAGCATATATAGTTTGAAATCATTCATAATTTAAAAACTTAAAACTGTTATAACAAAATCTTCAACAACCGCAGTTGCGCCGCTTTTATCAACTTTAATTTGAATTTTACAACCGCCAGTCAATTCGCTTGTTCGTGTGAATATTTGCGTTGTTCTTGAATAACGGACCAAATCACCATTTGATGCAATGTTGTCGTGTGAAAACTCAATTGTTTTTCCGGTGTCGGGAAAATATAAACGTGCATCCAAACGTGTATTTGCAGCGCCTGCCGTTACGTCAAAATCATTTCTTATCAACAAAACTTTATTTGCGCCAACTTTTGATGTGTCAATTTTGTTTGATGATGAATCCCACAAATCGCCGCTTATATATGACGGCAAATGTGAATGTGTACCGGTTCCGGCTTTGTCATTTGTCAAATCCGTCCACGCATCAGCAGTCAAATTTATTGGTGTTCCGCTTGTTGTTGCGTCTTCATAAAATGCAAACCCGCCCAATGTATCATATAAATCGTTTACGGACGTTTTAATTTGGTTTAAATCGGCGGCGGTCACTTTATTAATGTCCGGTAATGCTGACGTTTGGTTGTCTGTTTTATTTGTGTAGGTAATTTTTGCCATAGTTATTTTTTAAGATTGTAAATCGTTTTGTAATTCGGACTGCAAACCGCCAATTGGTGTTGTTTGTTCTATTTTATTTGACAATTCAATGACGGCGCGAAAATATGTAAAATCGGACAAATCGTCTTGTAAATATTTAACGCCTTCGTTTACGCTTGTATATACATTAAAACCGTTTGCGCTTAAATCAATATAATTCGCCGAACGTGTGCGCAATTTTTCCAAACATTGTGAAACCATTAAATTAGAATTTAATTCGCCGCCACTATCGGAAACAAAACGCGTCACGCATTCAATTCGTGTGATTGTTTCTATTGTAAACGTGCTTTGGTTTTGATCCGTTTCGTCATTTGAAACTGAATAAACTCTTATAAATGGATAAGTTGCATTTGTTGGAACGCGCCCATAAATCGGAACAACTGAACCGTCAATTGTAATGTTGCCATTTAATTTTGCAAGTATTGCTTTGCGTACATAGTGAATCGCCTCTAACATTATTTTATTGCTTTTTTAATTTCGCCATTTAAGCGGTTCAACAAATTTTTAAATCCTATTCGCGCCGAGCTAAAAAAGAACGGACGCGCGGGTAAATTAACTTCACGAATCCCTTTGCCTTTAAATTGCGCCGCATAACTTGGCGGAATACCTAATTCAATCATGTCTGTTAAATTAACAGAACCACCCGTTCCAAATTCAACATAGGGCGCGTAATTTGCAGCCGCTACAACATTGATTGATTTACCGCTACGTTGTGCGCTTATTGATTGTTTTAATGAGCCTTTGTCAACCGGTGCTGAACGCTTTGCTAACCTTACAATTTCAGAACCTGTTTTTCCTAATTCATTTGACAATGTTTTAGATTCGAACGCACGCATTTTGTCTAACTTATTTTTAAGTTTATTTAAATCGCTTTGGTTAATTTTTATGTTTACGTTCATTTATTCCGATTTTGTCGCCAATAGTTTTGTGTAAAAATCCAAATCAAATTCAAATTTGTCGTTTATACGATATTTTTTTGAATCATTTTCCAATGTAAAGATGTCGCCTAACTGTATTAAATCAGCCGTGTTTTTACGCATTGTTATTTCAACTTGGACGTCTTGTTCGCGTTTGCCGAATTTGTCGTTTATTTCGCCTTTTAATTGCGTTAAATGGCACCAAACCGTTGCAACGTCCGACAATGTTGAATTGAAACCGCCGAATTCGTCCGGTGTTTTAGACAAACGTTTAATTGTTATTTTAGAATCTAATTTTCCGGCGTTCATTATATAAACATTGATTTATATGACGTTAAAATTTGTTTTGTTGATGTTGGTATTTCTGAAACATTTCCAACCATAAAATCGGCGCGATTGTCGTAATACGTTGATATTAATTGCAACATTGATTGTTTAATCAACGCGTCATTTATTCCCGCCGTTATATATGTTATTTTAACGCGTTCGCCCGGTCCTTGGTCTAATTCAATGGTTTCATTATCTAAACCCAAAACCTCATAATCAGTTGTTTCAGTTCCGTCAATGGTTATTTGCTCAATACTTGCAATTGGTCCAAATGGCACGTCAAAAATCCCGTTGGTTGCGTCTATATAGTACGTTCTATTTTTCGGCACTATGTCGCGCGAAATATAGTTTTCGCACCAAATACGCGCTTGTGTAATCATAGCGGTAATAATATTGTCATCGGCGCTTGTATCAATACGAACGTAATCCTTTACGTTTTGGGCCGTTAACAATTCATTTCCCGTTGTTGAATTAATCTTTATTTGTCGCATCGTCTTTTATTTCAATATATTCAACCTTTAATTCTTTGGTTTCGATTTTTTCTTTGTTTTGCTTTTTGCCTATTTTAGACGCTAAACCTTTGGCAATCCAATTTTGTGCGATGTGATCCGGCAAATCTATTTTGTCGCCTTCATCGTAACGTTTGCCACCTCGTAAAATTGATTGTTTGATTTTTAATTGCATAACCTTATTTTTTTTGTAAAGATAAAAAAAAAGCGCCACATGAATTTGTGACGCCTTTTCAGAAGAATGAAAACAATAATGAAAAACTTACATTGCTGCAAAGTTATTAAAATATTTTGAATATTTTTCTAAACCAACTGTAAATGATTGAATTTTGCCGTCGTTTTTAAAAATAAAAAAACCTTTGCGTTCGGCTGAATAGACCGCGAAAAAATCCACGTCCTTTTTTTTGTAACCGTTTTTTTTATGGTCAACCAAATTGATTCGGTTTCGCGTTCTGTTGTATTCGTTAATACCTTTTATTTGTACTTTAAATAAACCCTTTGGCGAATCAACAATGCAATCATATATTGAAGTATGCAGCAAAGGGAATGAAACCAAAAAACCGTTTTCCATCGCCTTTGTGGCAAATAAATATTCAGCATAACAACCAAAAATGTTTGGATTCATAACGTAAAGTTATAAAAAAAAGCCGACCAAATTAATGACCGGCTTTTACTACAAACCAATAAAAACTAAATTATGACATTTAGTTGTCGTTTGCCAATACAACGCAAATTGATAAAATCAATAAAAATATCGCCGTTGGCAAGTCGTTAAAAAGCATTATTTGTCTAATGGCGAAACCGCCAAATGATAATGTTAAAAAAAACTTAATAAATCGCTGCTTCATAATGTTACATTCGATCAGCTAAATAGCAATTATAAGAACACAATCCCGCGTCCTCAAACATTGGTACACCACAAACGGCGCATTCGAATTCGGGTTCATCGCCCGGTATATAATTTAATCCCCACATAATTAAAAATTTTTGATGTCTATTTTATTTGTTAAATGATATATTTCGCGTTCTAAATAATCCAACGCCTTTTCTAAATCTTGAATTTCATTGTCCTTTCGTCCGGCGCGAACAACGTATTTTAAAACGTTTCCGCGGTTGAAGTTTAGGTCATAAGACGCAATAACGTCAATTAGGTCGTGTTTAAGACCGTTTTCGTAGTGTTTAGGTATATTGCTCATCTTTTTAAATTTAAGGCGTTTAAAAGGCTTGAAACCCACGAATCAATTTTGTTTTTGTCGCTATGCTTTAGCATTTCGTTTTGTGTGTACACGTTGACGCGGTTGCCGTCGTGTATGATAGTTAATCCGGTTTTTGTTTTCATGATGTTTTCTATTTTATGATTTTTAAATTTTAATTAGACCTAAAAACATTTGAAGTTTTAATATTAATCTTTTAAAAAATGATATTTGGTTTGACATTAAAAATTCGTTTTCTATTTGATTTAAATAATTATATTGTCTTATATAATCATTTTTTTGTTTAGTAAAATCTTCTAAATTAATTTTATTTATTTCTTTCATTGTTCTAAAATTATGGCCCGCCGAAACGGGCCGGTTAATGTTTTTATATGTTCCAAATATCCTTTGCAATAATACAATCGTTTGCAATGTTTGACGGAATAGTATTTAAAATATTTTTTGCGTCATTAGCATTATCAAATCTTAATCCGTCTTTAATGTCGCCGAATTGTGGAATAATGAATCCACCAATATTGAAATTTTTGTTAAATGCTTTTCCGTTGTTTAAAATAATAGTTTTCATAATGTTTAATTTTAATGGTTTGTTTGTTTCTTACAGTACAAATATATAACACATTTTAGAATTAAAAAAATATTTTCACTTTTTTTTTAAAGTTTTTTTTGTTTTTTTTGCATTCTTATCTGTTGGACGCCTAAAAATAAAGCATAAAAAAAAAGGCCTAAAAATTAATTTAGACCTTTAATTGTTGGTTAGTTAACCTTTATTATGGTGTTTCAAGGTCAGCAATTGCAGCGGCAAAAGTTCCTTTTACAAACGCATTTGGCAAATAGTTTGTTAAGGCTACTCTTTCGCTTACTCTTACAGTAACGAATCCGTCACGAACGTTTGTTCCGTCCTCTCTGAAGAATTCAACGTTGATTCCATCACGAACCCAAAGTTGTGTTCCAACGCCAAAGTTTCCGATTAAGAATGAACCGGCAGCAATAGCAGTATTTAGAACAACTTTCACGCCCATAAATACCGGCTGAAGACCTGAATAAACTTGGTCTTTAAGGTAGTTATTTTGTGAATCTTTTAATAATAGGATTTTGTGGAAATCTGACGGGTTCAATAGAATTGTGTCCGCGTTGTAGTTAGCACCGGCCAATTGGTTAAGCGCCGCAACAATAGCATCAAATTCGTTAGCTTCGTCAACTGAATCAGCTAAATCACCCGCAGCGAATGCAGTTGCATCAGTAATGATTCCACTTAAATTTGGCGCACTTCCGTTTCCGCTCAAAATTTGTGTGTCCTCAACTTCTAAAAGTTTTTCCGGCGCACGCGCTGAAAGGTAAGAAGTCAATTGTGGTGTATCTGCCAACATTTCTTCAGAAATACGGAAATAAGTTCCGATTTTTCTAACGTTAGCATCAGCCGCAGTCATATCGAAATCTGACTGTGTCAATGTAGTACCTTCAGCAGTTGCCGCAGCACCGTTTGAATATCCGCTTTCTTTTACGAAACGAACAACATCACTTTGTGTTGAACCTTGTGCCAATAACTGACGAATATGCGTCGGTCTTGTTGGATCAAACTTGTAACCCGGTACTCTATCCGCAGGAATTACTTCATTTGTAAAATCGGCGCCGGTAGTCATATCGGCTTTAATTTCAAATGATGCGCTTCTTGAATTTCCTTTTGCAAGGCTATCAATTGCACCACCTTCAAAAGCTTCGTTTAAAGCGCCTTTGAATGTCATTCTTTTTTTAGCGCTGAATTGCTTTTTGTTTGCAACTTCAATCGCGTCTAATCTCTCGTTTAATTTAGTCGCCATTTCTGAAACTTCAGACTTAACGATTTCGTTTGCCTTAACAACAACGTTTTCAACAACTTCGTTGTTAGACTTTTCGATTTTTGAATCAATAGCATTATTGAATTGATCCAATTGGTTTTTTAAATTTTCTTCCATTTTTATTTTTTTAAGGAATTTATTAAATAATTGAACACTTCAGAATCATTGTTTTTTACCTCAACATTCGGCGAAGTGATTTCATCAACCGGCTTCGTGAACTCAATAAATAATGATTTAAGTTTTTGTATTTCGGCTTCAATGGCAAATCCCATTTCGTCCGATATTTCGCCTTTGCGAATTAATTTTGTTAGGTTGTCGTAACGCTTTGAAAGTTTTTCAACGTCAACGTTACCCTTTACGTCTAATATTTTAGCTTGGTCGTTTGCTGCTAATGTGACGGCGCTAATCTCGTACAGTTTAACTTCTGTTATTTCTCTATAATCGCCTTTATTGTTTTTTTGCATTGGCATAATACCAACTGAATTTTCAGTAATAACGCCCGATTTCATTAACTCGACAACGTCTTTTCCTAATTGTGTTTTAGCAATTTCCGCCACGAATACCAAACCTTTTTCGTCTTCGTACAATTCAGTCATTTTTCCGATAGGTTGATTCATATCGTGCTGATATAAATATTTAACACGTTCACCGTTTTCGGCAATAGTCTTTTTGTACGCGCCTTTCATAATCACGTCATTGTCGGAATCTTTATTCCCGAAATAACTCCCGTAACCTTTTATAATTCCGGCCTTTTCGTCCGCATCAATTAATTCGCCAACCGGCGCCGCTTTGTAAAGAATTGTATTCATAAGAAAAATTTTTGTAAATATACGATTTTTAAAAATTATTTAATCAACCACCGCCAACGCCTAATCCAATCATTGAAATATCACCAATAGCTTGTGCGCCCTCTATTGGAAAATATGCAACAGAACAACGGCAATTGATACATTCCGCAGCACCGCCCGCGGGATCGCCCGGAAACATCATTGGTTGACCGCCAACTAAAAAAGTATTGTTAGCCATTACAATTTGACCGTCGGCCTCTGAATGTGTGTCGCGCGTCCTATCGTCAAAACTTGCAATCCATTCCTTTTGCATTTGTTCCGGCGGGAAAATAGTTTGTGCGGCTTGTGTTTGTGCAAAGTTAGCCGCCGCCGTCGCTTCAGTACGAACAACACGTTCGGCTTGCCATTGTGAATACTTATTGAATTGGTTTCGTAATATACGCCCACGTTCAACCGCGCCCAATGTCATAAACTCGGGATTGCGCATCAACCTTTGTGTTATTTCAATTAAAGTTTTGCGAGCCGTTCCGCTTACCAATGTAACACGTTCCGCGCCCATAGCTGAACCAAATGCACCAAACGCATTTCGCCAAATGTCATCGACTTCGGACGTGTCAACGGCTTTTTTTATAAATCTATTTATATTGTTGGCGTACCATTTAGCAAACCGCATTCCAATATCGGTATATAAATCACGATAAATTTTTAATAAATCTTTGTCGTTAAATAATAGTTGGAAATTGGTTTGACCGTCTGCAATAAACGATTCAATGCCTTTGTTGTATTCACGTTTATAAAAACGCTTTACAATGGCGATTTGTTTTTTTTCAGCGATGTCCAATTGCTTTTCAAACGCCGATTGCCATTTGTCCTTGTCTATTGCCAAACTAATCGTTTATTTGGTTCAGTTTTTTATTTACCCAATCACGCATTGCAGTTCCACCCCAAAGATTCCACGAAACAAAACCATTGTCGCGCCATGGTGTGTCTTTATAGCGGTCCGCAATTGTTTGATTACCTTCGTGTCTTGCAAAAAATGATTTAATGCGGTTAAGCATTTCAACTGTTAATGGTTCGCGGTTTGCCAACATTGACGCACGACGCCACCCTGTTGGTGTTCCTGCGCGCACCTCATCACCGTATTTTTCGCGCCATTCTAACATTCGTTTGGCGTTATTTGTTGCGGTTTGCGGGTATGTTGTAAAGGTTTCGTTTTTTTCTGTTGGCTTGTCTTTGCTGCTCATTGGGTGACCTTCGGGCAATAAATCGGTGTCGTGTTTGCCGCTTCTGAATTTACCGTTCTTTAACGCATATAAGAATGAATTAACGCGAGCCATTGCCCATTGTTGCGGTGATGATACTGAAGGCCGTACACTTGACGGGTTTGTTCTATATGCACCGATACCACGTTCGTAAACCTCAAACAATATTGAAACAGTTGTTCGTTTGTCTTTGTCGTCGCCAACTTCGTCGTTGTGTTCGTCGATTTTATTTTGCAACGCTAATTTAAGGCGTTCCGAAATCTCTTTTTTTTTTGGGGTTTCGTCTTTGTTTAAAAACTTATTGACGTCAACGTCTATACTTTCAACAGGGATTTCAACGTCATTAGATTGCACCGGAATAAGATTCGCAGGAATATAATAATCATCTAA